TTTTTTTTATATAATATTTTGCAGTTGGAAAACTTTATTATATATTTGCCATATGAAGTTACAAGAGAAACTGGTGAACATTCAGGGGAGTCTGAAAGCACCTAAGAATCAAAGGAACAATTTCGGTAAATATAACTACCGTAGTTGTGAGGACATTTTAGAGGCGGTAAAGCCTTTACTACTCAAAGCTAAGCTAAACTTAACTATTAGCGATGAGGTATTATCTGTAGGTAATTTAACGTATGTAGAAGCTACAGCTACAGTATCTGATGGCGAAAACAGCGTATTTGTTAAAGCACAGGCAGGTATCGATCCTAACCGTAAGGGAATGGATATAGCGCAGTCATTTGGAAGCAGCTCTTCTTACGCTCGTAAGTATGCTCTTAACGGTTTATTCTTAATTGATGACACCAAAGATGCTGACGCTACAAATACTCACGGTAAATCAAACGCAAATGCGCCTACTACGACTACTAATAAACCAGCTAGTCTACCTAGCTTAGTAGCGAATACACAATCCTTCAATAGAGTTAAGAAGGCTCTACAGGAGGGATTCAGTATGAATGAAGTAAAGACTCGGTACAAAGTAAGTGCTGCAGTAGAGAAACTATTAACTAACTAATTTTAACTTTTATTTTTTATATTATGAGTGAAGTAACACAGAAACCCAGAAACTACGTAGGAAACGGAACGCAAAGCGGAGAGTACTACGTGAACATTTCATTGAAGAAAAGCCAACTAGAGCCACACTTCTATGAGTACAATGGAGAGCAGTATGTTCGCCTAACTGTAGGTAAACTACGTGAAACAAATGAATGGGGTAAAACTCACAGCGTTTGGGTTAACGATTATCAGGCTAACAAAGATCAGCAGGATGATAATGCAAATAATGCCCCTGTAAAGGCAGGAGACGGTCTCCCTTTCTAGTTTAACCTTGTAGTGAGGGGTAAGTATATCTTGCCCCTTAAACTACGCTTAAAACGCTTTAAAATGAGTAAAACTAAATTTATCAACGTTAAGCAAGATTTTGCAAGCACAGATTTAAGTGTCAAAGAATCTTTAGTTCTATCGTATCTAGCATCACTTACGAAGAAGGAGTACTGTTATGCTTCAACAGATCATCTCGAGGAGGCTTGCGGAATAAAAAGAAGAACAATATTTTCTATTCTAAATAGCCTAGAAGAGAAGAAATTAATTATGCGTGTAACTAAATCTACTGGTCACTATGGAAAAGATCGTAGAATTTACGTTTCTCCACGTGTAAAAATTGCATATCATAGTATATAGTATATATAATAAATATATAATATATAATAATATATATAATAATATTATACATAATGGAGAATTTTATAGACTTAGGAATAGATATTAAACACAACACTAACAGCGACCAAAAAGTTCAATGCCCTAATTGCGTAAAGCTAGGCAAAGAGAATTTTAAAGACAGATGCTTATCTGTTAATCAGGCGAAAGGAGTATTCAATTGCCATAAGTGTGGTTGGGCTGGTAGTATTAACAAAACACAGGAGAAGATTATGAACATAAAATCTTATACATCGCCAGAAAAAAAGAATATGAAGAAGCTGACCGATAAGGGCAGAAAGTTTCTATTGGACAGGGGTATTACCAACGAAGTTATTGACGCCAATAAAATAGTTTCAACGAAGGACAACAAGAATATTCTTCTACCGTATTTTAAGAATAGTAAAATAGTAAACTACAAAACTAGAGGATTAGACAATAAATTCTACACACAGTCAAAAGATGCTGAACCAGTAATCTACAACTATGACCGATGTAAAGGATCAGAAACAATTGTTATTTGTGAGGGCGAAATGGATTCTATGTCGTGGGAAGTTACAGGTATAACATACCATACTTCTGTAAATATGGGTGCGCCAAACAGTAATGATAAAAACGTAGATAAGAAGCTAGAGTGCATAAGCAACTGCTATGATGTGTTTGAAGAGGCGAAAAGAATATACATTGCTACCGATGAAGATGAGAACGGTAGAAACCTACAGGAAGAGTTGGTTAGACGGTTTGGAGCAGAGAAATGCTTATTAGTCGATTTAAAGCCGTTTAAGGATGCAAATGAGGTTCTAGTAGCCGAAGGAGTAGAAAGTCTCCAGAAACGCCTTAAAATAGCTTCTAGCCCTAAGATAGAGGGTGTTTTTTGTGTAGATGATGTAGCTGAATCTATGATCGATGGATTTCACAATGGTCAGGAGAGAGGAACGACAACCTACATTCCAGAAGTTGATAAGGCGTGGACGTGGAGAAATGGTGAGGTGAATATTTGGACAGGCTATCAGAATGAAGGAAAGACATTATTCCTTAACCAATTGGCGACCCTTAAGGCTGCTATGGATGGATGGAAGTTTGCTGTATTTAGCCCAGAGAATATGCCCATCAATGACTTCTTTAACGATATTATTGAGATGTATGTTGGTCGTTCAGCAGACCCTCATCACAAGAATATACAGATGAGTAAAAAGGAGTATAAAGAGGCTATGGATTTTGTGAATAAGCATTTCTATATTATATATCCTAAGAAGAACTTTGAACTAAGCAGTATATTCGAAAGAGCAAAGTATCTAGTAAAGACTAAAGGTATCAGGAGTTTAATCATTGACCCATACAATACGATTCAGCATAAGTTACGTTCTGGCGAAAGAGAAGATTTGTATATCTCTAGGTTTATGTCAGAGCTAAAGCGTTTTGCCTTAGATCAGAAAATATCAGTACATTTAGTAGCGCATCAGGTTACGCCAACAAAGACTGATGAAGGTCGTTATATTAAGCCTGACGTCAATAGAATAAAGGGTGGAGGTACTTTTGCTGATAAGGCTGACAATGTGATGTTTATATGGCGACCAGATAGGGCTTTGGAATTTAGCTCGACTTTAGTTACCTTTGGGTCACAGAAGATTAAGAAACAGAAATTAGTCGGTATTCCACAGGAACTAAACGACATAACATTTAGTATGAAGGAGCAAAGGTATTATTTTAACGGCAAGACGCCATTCACTAAAGTAGATGAGTTACGTACAGGACATACAAATAACGTTACCAATCTGGATCAAATCTGGTAAGAAGAAGAGGTATCTTAATCTTAACCAGTACCGTAATTGGCACTTTCAGGTAAGTAACAATATAAAGAAGACGTTTAAGGAGCAAGTCGGGGGAAACCTCGACTTTTCTATTTTAGGTAAGATTGAGATAGACTACGTATACTATGCACCAGATAAAAGAAAAAGAGACTTAATGAATGTAATAGCTGTAGCTGATAAGTTCTTTCAGGATGCTCTAGTTGAATATGGATGCATTGAGACTGACGATACAGATACAGTAGTAAAGATTACTTCTTTGTTCGGAGGTGTTGATAAAGAGGACTCTAGGATTGTTGCAACAATAAAACAATTTAAAACAACGTAATATGCACGTACAAATATTCCCTATTTATGGGATGACATTCGGAGTGAATTATTGGGACACTCATATGCTACCCGAAGATGAACCGCATCCAGAGGATTTATCACCAGAATATATGATACAAGTTTTTATCGGTGTATTCGGAATATCATTTCATTGGTGGAGCGATTAATAGATAGGCTTGCTGAAAAGCATATAGATTGGATTCATATGGCTAAGTCATTCGGATGCAATGAAGATGAGGCTAATGAGCTAGTACAGTCAATGTACGTTCGCTTAGTAAAATACATAGATGATCCAGAAAGGATTATGTATAACGAGAAGGAGCTTAATAGTTTCTACGTTTACGTTACCCTTAGGAATTTATTCCTATCTAAGGCACATAAATGGAAGGTAGATGCCGACTTAAATAATTCAAACGCTGGAAGTAACAGCTTAATGAATACATATGAGTATGAAGATAGCTTTGAGAATCTAGTTGGCGGAATAGAAGAAATGGTCAATAGTTGGTACTGGTACGATAAGAAACTATGGGAAATACATTTTAAGAAGCAACTTAGTATGAGGGCAATATCTTCTGTGACTAGGATAAGTTTAAGCTCTATATTCGGAACTTTGAAGAATGGAAAGATAAAAGTAAGGAATGCTTTTGAGAAAGAATGGAAAGAGTACTTAGAGGCTAAACAGGATAAATATAGAAAATAATATGGAAGAGTTTAAAGGCGATAAGCGCACAAAAGCCTACCGAGATTGGAAGGCTAAACAAGAGAAAGAGAGTAAGGGTCTAGGAGACACCGTTGAGAAGGTTCTGGAGAAGACAGGAGTGGCTAAGGTGGCTAAGTTTATATTAGGTGAGGACTGTGGCTGTGATAGTCGTAAGGAGGTTCTAAATCGGATGTTCCCTTATGAAAAGCCTAGTTGCCTAACGGAAGATGAGTACGAGTACCTTGCTAATTTCTTTGGCGAAAGAAGAGCTACTATAACCACAGAGCAGCAAAAGAGCCTAGTGAATATATACAACAGGGTATTCAATGATAATGTAAAAGGAACTAGTTGCGCTCCCTGTTTCGTTAATGGCATTCTCAAAAAGTTAGAGAAGGTATATAGAAAATACAAATGAGAAACTGGAAAGAAGAGGATTTGTTTGACTACCTGAAAGAAAACCACTATCCTGACTTAGTTAAGGCTAGTGACCCTACCAGCAGGTGGGATTGCTATTCAGCTGCAGCTAACCATAGAATAGAGCTTAAGTGTCGAACTTCTCATTATGATAAGTTGATGATTGAGAATAAAAAGCACAAGGCTATGTTAGATAAATGCGAAGGTACATTTGAGATACCTATGTATATCAATTCAACACCAGAGGGTGTATTTAGATTCAACCTAAAGACGTTTAGACCTAGGTGGCAATCTATGAGACTAAGAAAGACAACTCACTTCAATGACGCCAATAGGGTAGAAAAGCAGGTAGGGTTCTTATCAATAACTAAAGCAGATAAATTATGAGTGATTCAGTAACAAAGTATTTTGAGAATGCTTCATCCAGCTCGCCAATAAAAACAGAGCAGGTTGATCGTATATTAGAGAATGTTATACGTAAGTATAACAACAGAAGTAAGGTTGGTATAAATAAATACGGAACAACCCTAGAGGAATCTAAAGAAGACACAATTGCATTTATCAGACACCTACAGGAAGAGATGATGGATGCTACGCTATATTGCGAAAAACTACTAAAACTAATGAACAATGCCAATTAAGATGCAACCTAAGAAGTACGAGGAACAGAAGGAATTTAACCGCAGATGTATGAACAATGCAAAGCTGATTAGCGAGTACCCAGACAGGGATCAGCGTTATGCGGTATGTCAAACTGTGTGGAAAGATAACTTCAATCCTAAAAAATAATTTGGTAGTATCAAAATTTTGTTTATCTTTGATGCAAAGGAAAACATTATGAAGATATTATTAACAATTCTAAAACCGTTCAAACTAGCAATGGCTCTTGTGTTGCTCTTTTTGTTCTACATCATTGAGACTATACTTATGGTCTTGTACATCTCTGTTGAGTACCCACTATCATTCTTACTGGATAAGACCGAACGAGTAATTAAGTACTTAATAAAAAACATTTAAGATGGGAGCAACTAAAAGAGAATTTGAGAAATTACAGTTTGAGGACATTCTAGGAGAAGAAGCTAGAGTCTACCACAAATGGCTAGAAGAAGAAGAGTACAACAGGTACTTGCCTAAATATATAGAGCAGTACTGCAATAACGAATAGATTATGATATTTACTTTAGATGGTAAGGCTTGGCGAGAAAGTGAACTTCTAGAAAAGATGAAGGATGACCCATTCTACTTTGGTTATATGGGTGAGAACAGTCTATCGTCTTCTTCAATAAAACTTTTGTCGAAAGACCCACTAAAGTATATTAACAGTATTGGTGGTGATAGCGGACATAAATCTGCATTTGATTTTGGTTCGTTATTTCATTGGTATGTGCTAGAACCAGATGTGTATAAAAAGCAGGTATTTGTTGATGTGGACAAAAGAGCTGGGAACGTTTGGAAAGAAGCCTTAGCAGAGAATGATAGGGTTTTTCTTCAGAAGGATAAAGAGAAGGTTGAGGAACTAGCTGAAACATTCTTATCCTGTTCTAAGATAAAAGATATATTAGAGAAGTCCACACCTGAAGTTCCTGCTGTAGGCTATATAGATGGCTTATGCTTTAGGGCTAAGGCAGACATACTAGGTGATGGTTACATTGCAGACTTAAAGACCTGTCAAAGCCTTAAATGGTTTAAGAGTGATGCTAGGAAGTTTGGTTATGCAGCGCAGGTATATATCTATTGCAGCCTATTCAACATTACATATGACAACTTCGTTTTCATCGCCATAGATAAGTCGACAGGTGAGTTCGGATTCTTTAGTGTATCTGAAAGGTTTTACTTATCTGGAAAGGAAATTGTTGAACAGGGTATATATAACTACAGGAGAATATCAGAGGGTGAGACGGAGTTTGAGCCGTTCTATGTAGAAGATATATTATGATTTACACAGATAAAGATGAGTGCTATAAAGATATATTGATATCACTTACAACTGGAGTGCTAGAGGAAGGAGACTTAGGAGTACTAAGGAAGTACTACGAAGAGATAGAACATTACGAATGCTGTCAAGGGATAGCGGAGGCTTATAAAGATTATAAAAAACTATTATATGTTAACAAAGGAGATACGCAATAGAATAGAAGAGGAATTACAGATCGACCTAGATCGGAGAACAGCTAGAGGGAAACACTTAAGGCGTAGAGATCACGTTTATGCTAGGGCGTTATATTACGGAATATGCAGAGAGGTTACCAATCTTAGTTTGGATGAGATAGGAAAGACATTGGATCAGAATCACGCAACTGTCCTGCATTCTATTAAGAATGTGTTTAGTAATTTAGAATTTTGGTCAGAGAAGTTTTATGTTAGGACATACAATAAAGTATTGAGTGAGGTAGACCCAATAAAGCAGGCTTTGAAAGATGAGAAAGCTAAGAATAAGAGCTACCTTCAGTTACTCGGTCAGAATGCTCTTTTGCAGTCTATGTTAGATAAAGCCAACAATGAGGTTGAAAATTCAGGAGAATACAGAGAGAAGTATATTAAGGCAAATGTTAGGCTACAACATCTGAAGGGTTTGATACTAAAGAAGCAAAGCATTACTGCCGCTAAGAATTTTATATCTGAATTAGAATTGATAAAAGAATAGATATGTTTTACATAATAGGCGCAGTTATATTGTTGGTAATGTTATATACAGATAAATAATATGGAAGAAGATAAGCCAAAAAAGGTAGACGGTAGAAAGAATAATGGTGCAGTTAAAGGTGTCTCCAGAGGACAGGGTAGACCTAGAAAGGTAGCTGATAAGGATATGAACAGGCTTACCCTTTCTGCACTAAGGAAGACATTCGGTAGCGAAGAGAAGATGTGGATCGAGGTAGCTAAGTTGGCTAAGGGAGGTTCGTCTAAGCATTGGGACTATCTAATGAACTACAGGTATGGTAAACCTAAAGAGATGCAGCAGATAGATGTTACCACTAAAGTAAATATACCTGTGATTGATTTCGCCCAACCAACGCCAATAGATATAACCCATAAAGAAGTTAAAGATGAAAGAATCGAAGCTAATAGAAATGAAGAACAAAATAGAACGACTGGAGATGATAGTGGTTCTATGCCTAGAGAGAATTGAAAGACTAGAAAGGTTAGTAAAAGAACTTAAACCAACAGAGGATGGAAGCGCATAACAAAGTACAATATAGCTGCAATGAAAGATTAGCTACAGAAAGAGGATATAAAGTTACTAATGATGGTGTATTATTAAACGCTAAGAATAAGAGTATAGGTAGCTTAGATGGTTATGGATACAAAAGGATAGCACTTGAATTTAATGGCAGAAAACTAGTACTATTTGCTCATAGACTTCAGGCTTACCAAAAGTATGGTGAAGCCATATATTCTAAAGGTATATTAGTTCGTCATTTAGATGGCGATAAGACAAACAATTCTATAGATAATATAGCTATAGGTACTAACAGAGATAATATTATGGATAGACCTGTTGAAGATAGGGTTCGCCACGCAAACAATGCCACTAAGAAGACTATAAAATACAACAGAGATGAGGTTGTTGAGTTTCATAATAGGAACGGTAAGGTGAGTAAAGTAACAATGGAACATTTCGGTATAACCTCTACAGGCACTTTACATTACATACTAAACAAAAGAAAGTTTAATGACAAATCAGATACGGTTACATCCAAAGTATCAGTCTCTATTTAATAGTGACAGTAGGTACTTTGTAATTACAGGTGGAAGGGGTTCTGGTAAATCATATGCCGCAACCCTTTTTCTCAATCTACTAACCTATGAAGAAGGTAACGGTATACTGTTTACTCGATATACTATGAGTTCTGCTTCTATGTCTATTATCCCTGAATTTAACGATAAGATTGAGATGATGGGCGCACAGGACAGCTTCACCATCACAAAGAATGATATAAGGAATAAGCATACAGATAGCTTCATTTACTTTTCAGGTATTAAGACAGCTTCTGGTGACCAGACCGCCAAACTTAAATCTATTAGCGGAATAAATACTTTCGTACTAGATGAAGCAGAGGAGCTGCTAGATGAAGAGAGCTTCGATAAGATTGACTATTCTATACGGGCTAGGGGAGTTAAAAACCGAGTCCTGTTAATCCTAAACCCTACTACTAAGGAGCATTGGATATACCAGAGGTTCTTCCAGAACAGAGGTATACCAGATGGATTCAACGGCACACAGGATAACGTCACCTACATACATACTGACTACAGAGATAACATAGAAAACTTATCGGAGTCGTTTGTGAATCAGGTTAAGGATATGAAAATACGTAGACCAGATAAGTATAAGCACCAGATACTAGGAGGATGGCTACAGAAGGCTGAAGGTGTGGTATTCGATGACTGGCAAATGGGTAGGTTTAATGAAGAGATGCAACTAACCTGTTACGGACTAGATATTGGATTCAGTAGGGATGAGAGCGTACTTACTAAGGTGTCTATAGATAAGCAGCGTAAAATCATTTGGGTTAAGGAGATGTTCTATAAGAAGGGTCTGGTGACCTCTAACATATATGATCTATGCCAAAGGCACGCAGGTAAGCAGCTAATAGTCTGCGATAGTAGTGAGCCTAGGCTTATCGCTGAACTAAATTCTAGGGGTCTTAATGTAACGCCAACAGTAAAGAAGAAAGGTTCTATCTTAGCAGGTATAGCCCTTATGCAGGACTACAATATAAACTTAGATGGCGAAAACCTAGTCAAAGAATTTAACAACTATGTATGGGATGTCAGGGGTGTAAAGCCTAGAGATGCCTATAATCACGGTGTAGATTCTATGCGTTATGCTATTGAGTATCTGTTACTTAGAACAAATCCAAAAGGGATGTATGTAATAAAGTAAAAGAAAGTTTTGGTATATTGAGATATATTTCTATATTTGAGTCATAAATTTTGTTTCATAGATTTAATTTTGGTTAATTATCATTAAACCCCTAGTTTTTGTCTTCTGGGGGTTTTTTGTTTCAATTATTTTGGTAGTTCGAAAAAAGGTTATATATTGCACCTAGTTAAACACATAAAAGGAAACAAAATGAAAGTAAATGACATTATCTACACTAGCGGAGGTTACGAGCAAACCAACGTTAATTTCTACAAAGTAGTAAGGAGAACAAAAGCATCAATCGAACTTATGCCTATCGATAAATCTAAAACAGGTAGGACTGAATGTAATGGGCATTGGGTTGAGGTTGTGCCTAACGCTAATGTATCTAGCAATAGACTTTTTATGCGTAGATATAAAGATGGAGATACTTATGTTAAGATACATAATCAGTACGGTGGAGTAGGATATCTTTGGGACGGTAAACCTCAATTAGAGACTCACCCATTATTCGGACATTAAAAGGAAGTAATAACTAATAAAAGGAAACACAATGAACAAATTACTATTTCAAATTATCGACAGCCTAGTATCTACAGGCAAAATCTTTTCAGCTAGTTTTACTAAGGCTGACGGAACACAGCGTACAATGTCTTGTAGAGTTGGCGTACAGAAAGACCTAAAGGGTGTAGGGCTGCAATACGATAGACGTAAGGCACACAATATAGTTGTATGGGATATGAACGCCAATGGTTACAGAACTATTAAGACAGATCGCCTAAACTGGATTAGAATCGAAGGAGAGACGTATAACTTTACAGAGATATAATTATGGAAAACCGAGAAATAGAAAGAGCAAAAGAATTGTTGAGAAATACAACTCAGGAAGAGCAATTGGCTATACTAAAAGTCCTAAGTCCTTTGATGAATGTTATCACCTATGTGGGGGATCAAAGCTACAGAGTAGATGATGTATTGGATGTAAATATTACAAGAGATAATACTTATGCAATATTAACAGATTCTACAGTTGAATCTCTATTGGGAGATTACACTTTAGATGACGCTAAATCAATTTTAGGAATATAGTAATGCAAAATCGATGATAATGGAAAAGAAAGAAACTAGAGGTGCAAAAGATTCGCCTCCAATGCCTAGTGATTTCTGGCATTATGCTTACAATCCTATAACAGGATTTCCAATAGAGAATAAGAGATCAAAAACAGTATTTAGAAAGATACCATATGAGAACAAAGAAGAATAGTTACGGAGATGATGTGTATGCAAACTACTACACAGAGAAAGAAGTGGCTCTTATGTCGAGCTTAGT